CAGCGCCATCACCCAAGTCAACGACATAATCAGGCTTGAGGTCATACAAGAACTCTCCTAACCAGTTGAACCTCTCGTTACTCACACTGGGATCAACGTGAGCGCACGAGAAGACTACTACTGTCTTTCCTGCCATTATGTTTCCTTTATCCATTCCTCTGGGATTAACTTGTCTGCGTACATATAGCCATGCTTATCGCACCACATGCCTAACGTAGTCTTGGAGCCTTTGCTTATCTTCGCCTTAGAATTAGAGAAGACAAACCGAATGTCAAGCTCAGGGTGTTGCTTCTGGACTAACAGATGTTTCTTTCTGTCTGCTGCAACGAACCGTCCCTTGGATTCTATGATGATACCGTTGGGGAGTTCAAAGTCAGGTGTGTAGGTTCTAACCTCGTTAACCTCATACTTGATCTTGAACTCCTCATACTTGAACGGTACTTTAAGGCTCTTTAGTTGCTCCGATATACGATCCTCTAGCCCAGACCGATAGCCATGCTTTATGCCCCTTGAGGTGGCTCCCATAGCTGATCCTCGTACCGCCTTAGCCATAGTAACCTCGCATTTTCTATCACCCTCTCTGTGTCGCCATCGTAAGCCTTAACACACGTTTCCCAGAGGTCTTCTTCTGTTTCACAATGTGCCAGCATCTTCTCTGATGTCTTTGGCCCTACACGATGTAGACCCTTTATGTTATCAGCAGCGTCACCCGTTAGGATTTGCGTGTAGAAGAACTTGATACCTGACCACTCGTCAACCTTAGTCCACTCACCTTTTACGAAGTTAAAGTGCCAACAAGGAAGCTGTAGCATGTCTTTATCAACAGATGCAACAACACAGTTATAACCTGTTTCTGCCGCCCCCTTTGATATTAGATCATCGGCCTCTTCGTTGACACTAACGATAGCATCCCAGTTATTAACCATATGCTCTCGTGCTGCACCTAAGTGTTCTGGCTTTTCGGCTGCACTCCTATTTCCCTTGTACGGGTGGGATTTAGCAATGTCATGTCGAAAGTTTGTTTTACCAGTTAGGTACGTTTCGTAGTCCTCTGGAGATGGGAAGGGAAGATCAATGGTCTGATCTAAGATGTACTCAATGAGATCATCAACCTTCTCTTCCGCATCTCTTTCAGTAAGGTCTTGAGTGGCAAAGGCTGCACGATAGGCTATGATGTCACCGTCGATTAGAACTTTGCCTTTACTCACTTACATCTCCCCGAAGGTGACTGTACCATCATCCTTCTCGAACCCTACGTCAGTTACATAACTGTAACCTGCGCCTCGCATAGCATCAGCTAGGAACTGAGACATTGTGTAGAGATCGAAGACACCATCTCGTGATGCGCTTGAAGAACCTTCGATGCCATCCTCTTCCTTGTCGTAGTAAAAGTTTATGTCTACTCTCATATTTAATCCACCATAAATAGTTCGTCGTCTTCACTAGGGCTTGCACCCTCGTAAGACACATGGTCTGTTACACCAACAGCAAGTAGCCGTAAACCTGCACCGTTTGAGTAGGTCTCAAACTGCACCTTAGCTCGTGTGCCGTTACCTAGCTCCCCATCTTCTTCTAACGACCACCAAGTCTTGTTCTCAGCCCCGTTAGTTAGGTTGACTACCTTTGGCGCACCACCGAAGTCTACCTCAGTCTCCTTCCCGTTCTTATCACTGAATGTCATCTTGTGATCGTGCATCCGTGTTAACTTAACGAACTTACCAATCCCAAAACTATTGCCCTCCTTTACTCGGTCGTTGCCAAGTGGCTTAGGGTCCATCCCAGCTTGAAGAAGTTCCTCTATCTGCTCTTCGCTGGTGAAGTATGCGTTAACAACGTACTGCCCGTTATGCCTTGCAGCTTTCTTTGCGGCGCTATTTTTATCCCCGCCCATATCTCGATTACCTTCAAACACTCTCGGGTACTCAAGAACCATGTCCATTGTGTGTTTAGCCATCTTACTCTTCCTCTGTTTAAGCTGCTGGTTTGCAGCACTGGTAATATACTATAGGGATATTTTTCAGGATTTGTAACATACTTTTTGACATTTATTTTCACATTAGTGAATGTCAGCGTAAGTCTTCCCAAATTGTACATCTGTCCCTAGTGGTACGTTTAGATTTATCTCGTGGTTTACATTGTTCATGCTCATCTGCATGATGTTTTCTGTCTTATCTTCGTCCCCTTCTTTTGTTATAACGATGATCTCATCGTGGAACTGACCGATAGTCTCTAGTCCCATACCACGACATTCCTTGACCCAGCTATCGAAGCAATAGACCCCCGTACTCTGGTTGAGCGTACTGAAACGATCCTTGTCGCTGCGTAAGCTATGCCAGAAGCCTGACACTGGGTTCTTAAGCCACATACCGTTGAACAACTCACGGACACGCAACGTGCTTGCTACCTTCTCAATAGCCCAGTTACGAGACCAGAAGGCTTCCAGTAGCTTCTTAGCCTCAGACTTACTCATGCCTGTCTCACGGGCCAGCTTAGGCGCTCCTACACCGTATGTAGCACTATAGTTAACCACCTTGTAATTCTTACGGAGGGCTTTCAGTGAACGCTCTCCAGAATTGTGCTTGTCGATGTCATCTTGAGTGATAACACCAGCGTGTAGAGCTAAGTCTAAGTGTGGGTCAAAGCCTTCTTTACTCATGGCCTCCACATAGTCAGGGTCTAGCGGTTTCATATAGTGACGCTTGGTTGTGTCCTCTAGTGATGTCATGTCAGCCCCAGCTAACAGGTAGCCATCAGGACACGTTAGACACCCACGAATAACATCACCGTATGGCTTATCTACACCCGGTAGGTTAACCAATGGTCGATAGTGCTTAAACCGAAAGGTGTTCGTTAGACCAGCGACACTGGCCTCTAGCCAACCATCCTTGTGGCACTCTAAGAAACTCTTAAGAATACCAGCACGGTGAGTAAGAACTGTAAGGCCATCAAGAAGGTCAACAGCAGGGTCAACCTCTGCAAGCTCTTTGACACTTGAGCATAACTCCCCATTCTTTCTAACTTGTTCGATTTGTCGTTCATCGCCTGTCGCCTTATCTCTAGTAAACTTATATGTCCGTGGTTTCCAACCTAACGAATAGAGCCAGTCTTTGACCTGATCGTTAGAGTTAGGGTTCCCACGCTCTTCGCCTGTCTTAACGACAAACTGCATGGTTGTCTCAGGTTGCTTGTACTCCTTACATAGTTCTACCCATCGTTGACCATGAGAGGATAACTCACCGTCTTTCTTGTGCATAACCTTTGGTCGTGTTGCTACACGAGTGAGGGTACGCTTAGGCATAGCATCAGCCAGTTGCTCAACTTTCTCTACCTTTAGTGACATGATCTCATCGTAGGCTGCTTGAGCTTTGTCTACGTCTAATTTCCACCGCAGGGTCTCTTGCTCTTTAGCGCAGTCTAGCTTGAATGTAAGGTAGTCTATTAGTCGATCTTTATCTGCCTCTGCATCTTTGTACAGTTTGTCCAGCTTCATGCTTAAGTCACGCCAGAGACGATTGTTGATCTTAACGTCCTCATCGCACCTGTGAGCGTACTCTTGTGGTGTCAGGGTGTTCCAGTCCTTGATAACTGGTTTGGGTACTCCATAGTCCTCTCCGTAGCCCTCAAGCCCATGCTTCATACGATCATGGTGTAGATACCAAGATAACGCTAGAGTGTCGATCAAACGAGCCTTTACCTTGATGCCTAACACCTTTTCTATCGCTGGGATGTCAAAGCGTATGATGTTGTGGCCTATCAGAGTTTCACTGTTGAGTAATACATAGCGCATCTCATCGTAGTCATGGGTATGCTTAACTTCACCCATGTCATTAGACCAAGACATGACATGAATCTTGGTCAACTCATCTAATAGACCGTCTGTTTCAATGTCGAATACTGTTGTCATATTTTACATTACCTCTGTAAGTGTGAAGGTGTCAGTGTTAAACCGCATCATCCCTGCGTTACCTTCTTCTGAACAGGGTCGGTTCTTCTCAATAGACAGGTACGTTGTGTTGCGCTCCTGTATATCGTCAGCCTCTTTGTCTCGCTTAAGATCAATGATAACTGACGCACGTTGTCCGATCATACGACAGTATTTCATCTGACCATCGTCGTTAGTGTGGGCGATAGTTACGATACCCACGTTCAACTCAGCAGACAACTTCGACAGTCGCACCGATAGATCAGCCAGCATTTGCTCTTTGCTCTCGTCAGATGAACCCACAAGCACATCTTGGATAGGCTCAAAGAATACAAACTTAACACCACAGGCTACAGCGAAGTAACGTATCTGGTCGATCAGATCGTCAGCACCTTGACCATCACTAAGGTAAAACTGATAGAAGTTCTCGTCCTTCGTCAGCCTACCGATAGCATCAATCACCTGATCCTCTGCGCCCTTCTCATCAATCAAATCCCTGCGTGTAAGATTGTCATTACATTCGTATGACACAAGACCTAACAGTGATCGTAGCTTTGTTTCCTCCAAGTGCCATGCAGCAATAGGAACCTCACGTTGTAACATATTGTACTCAAGGAACCGCATGATCTCCGTCTTGCCGATACCCGTGGGTGCTTTGATTACCGTGAAGTGACCTTGCATGAGACCCATGATCTTATCGTCTAACGCTTGGATACCTGTTGGTACATACTGGAACTCAGGCGTATCCTTGTACAACGACAAGAAGTCCTGTGTGCTGTTCATTACATTCTCAGGTGTGAACTTACGGGCGTTCCACCATGCACTCTTGAAGTCAGCCGCTTTACCTGCCTGTAGGAACTCATTGGCATCTTTGTATGGTCGATGGTCAACACGGTAGACCTTGTTAGGGAACAGCTTTGCTACACGGTCAGCAAGAGCATTACCAGCGTCATCATTGTCAACCGACAGTATGATCTTCTCGAAACTATTAAGCCAATCCGCACAGTTCTCCCAGAGCTTCTTAGAGGGTGTAGCAGAGGGTAACGACACAACTGGGTTGGTGTACCCACTCTTGAGTATTTGTGCCACTGAAAGAGCATCTAGTTCACCTTCAGTGATAGTTACCATCTTGGAACTACCTGCGGTAAAGAAGTTCATACCGAAGAGTTCATCACCCTTGAACCCTGCTTTAGCATAGAACCCTTTCTCGCCTAGCTTACGGACTTTAATTCCGCCGCTGGGGTACACATACTCCTGACGATCTTCGTAGGTTAGGACACCGAAGTCCTCCATTGTCTTGCTGTTGATGCCACGCATGTTAGCGTATTTTCCATCGGACGTATCTTCTGGTGTAAACGACACAACAGCTTTTGGTGTAAACGACAAATTATCCCCTCCTTTTGTTGGGTACTTTTCTTTAGCCCACCCGAATGTTTTTCCACTGGACGGGTAGCCTTGGTTGCAAGCGTGGCACTTGCCGAAACCCTCAGTGTTATAACTGAAGGCATCGGAGGAGCCACACGTTTCATATGGACAGGGTTGGTGTGCATGTTCACTCATACATCAAGACCTGCGATGACCAGCCAGTTATTGCGATAAGCAAACATATTGCCAATCAGCAGCTTTGGATTACGTTTAAACCTACCAGAGATTTTCCAAAAGTCAGTCTTACTGGTCGGTGTAATGTTTTCGTAAACCTCTCTGTTGAGATACTTCAACTTATGCACCTTACCCGCAAGATCAAACTTAAGACGTGGTATATACTTGAAGGTGTTACTACCGACCCGCTTCTTGACAAACTTTCTGGCCTCATTCTTCTGGAGATAGAAGTTAGGCTTAACTTCTGGCTGAACTACAGCAAGTGAAAGGCGTTTTGCGTTTGCCTCTGAGATACTCTCAACGACAGGTATTTGGTCGATCAGACTTGCCCTGTCGTTAAGTATCCTCTGTACCTCAAACCTAGCGTTTATGCCTGAGTGTACATTAACACCACGTTCACCGCCTATCTGCCAACTCTCGTGCCTACTGTCCCTGTAGTTACGTTCAAGTTTAATGCGAGACACAGAGAAATCGGGTGGTGCATTTTCCACTGCGAGGGGGTAGATACGAACCAACTGACGTAGCTCTGGAGACCACCCTGCACTACATACTGTCACACGTCCCTGACGATCCGTCTCAGGTGCTGTCTTGCCTAACATTACAAAGTCTTCCAAAATCATTTGTTTGCCTCCTTTGTTTTCTTCATCAAGATGTCACCGTGACACCCATCTGGACAGCACCAACACACAAGTAATTTACCAGATAGCTCACCAGACTTAAGGCGGTGTAGCAGTCCATCTTTCATCTCAAGGTACTTGCTGTACTTCTCAATGACAGTCTCACGATCACCGTCTTCACCGATAACGAAAGGGTTTCCCCAGTCAGTACCACGGGTGATCTTTTCGTCACAACCCTCAGCCTCAGCCCAGTATAGAAGTGCGCTGTCGATAGGTTCTCCGTCGTCGCCCTTGCTCAAGTTTGCTAGAGCTACACCGCCTTTTTCAATCTTACGACGACGATCCAGTTGATCTTGTGTCCAACCTTGCGACAAGAAGGATTTAACTTCCTTCACACGTTGACGAAGACGCATGACTGAATGACCTTCTGTCTCACATTCGTCCAGAAGTTTATCCTGTTCTTCGATAGGCAAAGACGTTAGTTCTGCGTGGTGTCCATAAGACAAAAGGTTCCGACGTCGGAACTTTTCAAAGGCTTCTGCAACAACACCAGAAATCTTGCAAGTTTGTTCTTTTGGCCCATCCCAGCCATCACTGTTAACAAGTTCTTTACGATCACCGTACTTGTGACCCTTGTTCCACCAATCACCAAGGTTCCACTTATAATCAGAGTAGTTTCGATTCAACGACAACCCTTCCTCTACCCATTTATCGTAACCTGTAGAGTTAATTCTGTCGTCATCCAACACAACAGGTTGGCGACCATCCAAGTTAATTCTATCTTCAAAGCTCATACTTAAGTTCCTCTCTTATGTTATAACTAATAGTAGAAGTAACTAAAGTTATAACTTATGTAAACCCTACACTTACTCATAGGGATATTTATCTAGTTTTGTAACATCACGAATTGTTACAGAACTGACTTCCTTAGCTTTTGCATAGCTGAGTTCTCATACCTTGAGACCCACATCTTGTTCTTACCCATAGCATTAGCTACATCCTCTTGTGTCATATCACCGAAATACCGCAGCTTAACAACCTCCAATTCTTCTGTCGTTAATTTTTCACGGGCGGTCTTTATGACGTGCTTGGCGAAGTCTCTGGTCTCATATCTTTCGACATGATCCTTACCTGATCCACCGTACTCCTCATTGTACTGACCTGATGTAGACGACAAAACAACCTTAAGCCACTTGTGACCAGCCTCAGACATCTCACCGATTTCATCGTCGTCTATGTCCCGTGTGAGCCTTCGGGTGATATTGTGCGCTGGTACTGTAACAGGTAACACATCAATGTTAAGGTAATCGTGCATACGCCTCTTAGCCTCCCTGTAGAGGTGCGCTGGATGTACTTCCCCATCGTCAGCCAATATCTCGTAACACTTTAGCACACCCTCTTGTACCATGTCATCACGGTGTGAAGGAGAGTTAAACCTGTTGGCTAACTTCTCGCACATACCTACGATCTCAGGCCCAGTTAAGCTCATACTCTACCTCCAAGTTTTCTAACTCTCGCTGTCGCTTTCGGATCAGATACACAGCTTCCTCG